AGAAACACCTATCATCCATCTTTCTTTTCTACTACCTACAGATTTATCAGTAAGAGTATTTTGTTTCTTACCAATAGCGTCTTTGGTGTAGTATGGAAGGAAAGTATCAGTTACTTCAATCGGGTATCCATCTTTAGTTTTAAGAGCATATACTACCCCATTTTTAAAGCATTTTTGATTAATATTAATCATTTCCATCGTCTCTCCTTAAATTATGGCATAGGATCAGAGAATCGAACTCTGCTAAAAGGTTTTGGAAACCTCTTTCTTCCCCAGAAGATCCTATACGTTTTCAATCAACATTTCAATAAAGGAATTAATTTATCTTTATCTCTTCTAAACCATTGTGACTCTATACGTTTTTGATAGTTAGGTACATCTAATTCTTCATGATTAGGAAGTGTACTAACAATCACACGTGAGCCATCAATTTTGTGCCATTGAATCCAATAAATACAGAAAATTTTGTCGTCAGAACTGTATTGGATTTGCTTGTTTAAAAAATCCTCAGTTTCCATAGGTTCAACTGGAGGAAGATCTATACATGCATTTATTGATTGTTTTAGCATTGATCTTTGATTATTAATAATTTCTCGTATTTGCTCTATTGTTTTTGTGTTTTGTTTTAAAGAAACTTGAACCATATATTTCTCCTCAAATACATCTTTGATGCCCCATTTTTAAAGAATTTTTTATTAATCATTTCCATCGTCTCTCCTTAAATTATGGTACTCCCGGGGGGATTCGAACCCCCACATTAATAGATTTTGAATCTACCTCCTCTGCCATTTGGGATACGAGAGCATTTAATTTGGAACCGATGGTAGGAATCAAACCTACTTGGTGGATCCTGCGAAAGATTACCCACTGTTCTCGGATGCTATCTCGACTCAACGATCTGCATCGGTATCTAATATTTTAACTTGTGTAGAATTGATTAACATATTTTGCTTGAACTAGAGCATCTTTAAGATCTTTTGTCTTTTTGTATAAATATGGGATTGTACAAATATTCATTTCTGCATCAACTTCCTTTTGGATCATTTTAAGTAATTCCATATCAAAATAAGCAAAATAAGATTTATTTTCCATATATCATCCTTATAAAAAATGGTAGCGCCCAAGGGAGTCGAACCCTTAACATTTAGTTTCTAAAACTAACCTCTCTGCCAATTGGAGTAGAGCGCCATGATTTAAAATGGTATCTCAAACGCTTAAGCACAACCAACGTTTGGTGAGACTTTACCGTTGTGCCGACCATGAAATTAAAAAAGGACCAGTGTTTTAACATCTAAACTATACCGTCACACGGTGACAGGTTGAAGGATTCTAATCTTCCTCTCTGGTCCAAATTTGGTACGGGATACAGGGGACGATCCTGTAACATAAGTTTCGTAGACTTATATGATATCCAGTTTCACCAATCCCGCATAATAAATTCCCTGACAAAATTGAGCAAGTTATTAGTCTACCAAAAAGATTGTAAACTTGTCTCCCATTCAGGAATAAAATAGACCGACAAAATTAGAATAGTTTTTATACATTAAGGATGTAAACTATTCAGCATTCGGTTTTAAATTTGGCCGACAAAAGGGACTTGCACCACTCTCCTGTATACCATATATGTAATATACAAGATGCTATTTTCGCTTCTGTCGATGTTTAATAATGGTGGAGGTTAACGGTACTGCCCCGATCTCGGTAGTGTGCAAAACTACAGTTTTCCTATCTAAACTAAACCCCCATTTAATATTGGCAGGCACGCTGGGCCACGATCCCAGAACTCATGAGTAACAATCATGAATGATACCAATTTCACCACACGCCTGTTTTTTAATTCCTAATTTTTTTGCTCTTTTCTTTTTATAATTGTACTTATCGTAGATTTATTTCTATCATATTCTCTAGAAAGATCTATAATTCTTTTACCTTCTTTATATTCTTTATATATTTTATTTGCATCTAAACTTGGTTTTTGTGGGTTATATACTCTTTTATTAATTTCATCTTTATACTTTTCAAATTTTTCAAAATCAAAATGCCTTTTTCTATGACATCTATGACATAAAACTATACAATTATCAATTTCCTCTAGTATCTCTTCTTGCACATTTTCTAAAGATTTCCACCTATGATAATTTATCTCTTGAGAAATTTTAAACTTCTTCTTCTTTGGTTTTAAATGATGAAAGCATAAATCTATATTTTTAAAATCTTTCTTACAATCATAACAAGTTTTGGTTCCTTTATAATCAAACAAGATATTTCTAGATTTTTCCATTCTCTCACAAGTACTTTGTTCGTTATTATAATGTATATGTCTATGACATTGACTACATACCAAAATACATTTATTTAATTCTTTCAAAATAACATTAAAAGTTCTTCCAAATAAGCGACTAATCTCTTTTTCTTTTCCGCATTTATGGTGAAAATCATAATCAAAAATCTCGATATCTTTTTCACAAATGCAGCATTTATTTCCAAATAAATGTAGACATTTTAATCTCTTAATCCATGTGCGAATATACGTATCTTCTCTTTTACTTAACATTTATTATCTCCTAGTTCGTGTCTTTCTACTATTATTTAGTATTTAGACTCGAACTTCGGTAGAACTTAATAAATTTAAGTATGGTGTCCCTGGCCAGGATTGAACTGGCAATCTCCAGTTTGAAGGACTGGCGAGTTAACCATTACTCTACAGGGACATCTTAATCTTGGCGGAACGTACTGGTATCGCGCCAGTATCTCCTGTGCTTCAAACAGGCGCACGACTATCTGTGCTAACGTTCCAAATATGGTACTCGGTGTTGGAGTTGAACCAACATTATTCTTCCGTGTAAGAGAAGTGCCATACCGCTAGGCGAACCGAGCATATAAAGTTGAGTTGTTCCTACTCTGACAAAGTAGATCGTAGGGGTTGATGAGTCGAAATCTCCTTGTCTTAAATTTCAACACCTCCCTCAACTTTATGAAACTTTTGGTGCGAGAGGTGGGAATCGAACCCACCAAAAAAACCTTATAAGAGTTCATCGCCAACCTTGACTGTTCTCTCGCATTTTTAAATGTGGTCAGGATGATAGGAGTCGAACCTACTTAATCTTGTTCCCAAAACAAGTGCCACTTCCGATGGGCTACATCCTGATTTAAATTTGGTATCGTAGTCTGGTAACGCTCCAGATCGTCCCGAAGGAAGTTGTTTTACAGACAACCAGATACACTTGTATCACACCTACGATGTTTATGTTTAACCATAACATATAACTATTATTTTGGATCTCAGTGTGGGAGTCGAACCCCTTCTCCACTTTACAAGAGTGGTGCATCAATCCGGTATGCTTCACCGAGAATTATATGGTAGCGGATGTGGGAAATGCTCCCAACGTGTCCCTTACGGAACTTCTGCTTATGAGGCAGATGACTTTGTCTTCTAGTCTAATCCGCGATATGTTTTCTATTATATGAGAAAAGTAATACCGTTATACGATACCAGTGTTTTATATTAATTCGATTATTCCACTATGTATTTTACGATGGCAATTGCTACAAACGCAAATACATTTCTTAATTTCATCTAGAATGATTTTCTTACTTCGTTTTTTTCTCCACAGATCTGTTATAGATGCTAATTTATTTTTTTGATTAGTGTGATGAAAATCCAAGCAACAAGGTTCAGATTCTCCACACGCACAACATTGATATTCACTTTTCATCTGATAGAACCACTCTCGTACATTATCGTACCGTTTTTGCGCTCTTACTCGTTCTAGTTCTTTTTTCAGGGGTTTTGTTAAAAGTTTTTTTGAAACTCTACATGGCATAGAAATATCTCCTTGAGCGTTTGAAGATATTTAGTCACTTCAAACAAAATTTAGAGATATTATTTTGATTAATGAAAAACAGGGACTGACAGAATCGAACTGTTCGACACCACCCTTCTTATTTAACGTCATTTTGTATCCACAAACGAAAGGAACAATCCCTTAAATGGTTACATTAGATTATCAATGGACTTTAATAGCAACGAAGGCTATTCTGTATATATATTAAAAAACCTCTCAAGATTTTCCTGAGAGGTTCTTCATGACTCTATTCTCTCAGGGATTTTACGTTTCAAACTCTGTAATATTTTTATAGGCAACACGATCACTCTGTTCAATCGGCTTCCCGTTGAGTGGTGATATAGCTGTGGTTCTTAGTTGCCAAGTAAACATTTAAACGATAATCTCCTGATTGATGTGTCTATTATTATATAGTATGAAAACACGCTTGTCAATCAGAAAAAATTAATTAAATTTAAGACGATAACCAGCAGAGCAAGAGAATACTGGAAATCTTATAAATTAGACATCAATCGACACAATCGATCTAGTCTCGGCAGACAAGGTTATCTCTTGCTTCCATGTCCTGATCAGTCTTAACTATACCACATGATTTTCGTTTGTCAACTTTATTATTCGTAAAAACTCAAAATAAGATCTTTAATCAATTGTTTATCTAGCTTATGTTTCGGTTCAATCGTTTCTTTCAGATATTCAATCTCCTTTTCATGTCTATATTATAATAGAAAAACATGAAAGTCAATAAGGATTATATTATATTTTAGAGTTGACTAATAAAAATTATGATATATAATAACGATATTGAAAGGAGTAAATTATGATTTATGATTCCAAGGCATTTGCCAAGATTGCTCATGATGCGTTTATGAATGCATTAGATGTAGATACTTCGGGAAAAATTTAAAGGAGAATCATGGATAAGTATATTTTACTACCAGAACCAGAGCTTATTGGGCAAGCATTGAATGAGATTAATAAAGAACCAAATATTCAAGAATCCTACACACGTTTAGCCACACGCATTCGAGAACATAGCAATGAACTGAAATTATACTGTCAAAGCGTTTCCAACCTACCAGAATCAGAAACCACACCAGACCAATAAAAAACCCACACAAAGGTGGGTTCAACTTAATCTACTCTAACTGTTTTACAACACCATGGTAAATAAGTTATTATTCCCCCACTGCACTGATAAATTTATCTGGATCGAATTTAGGGTTATCTGCTTTAAATGTATCAACAAACTCTTTTGCAAGAATTGCTTTGATCTCTTTGGCTTTATTCTTGAGTTTTAGTTCTTCAACAATCTTGTCTGCAGCATTGATGATGATATCGACCACAGAACTATAATCACTAGATTTAAACTGTGATTCATCAATCTGCTTCTTTTCCTCTTCACTATCTCCAATTTCAAATGATGGTGTCTCAGAATCATCAGAATCATCAACATCTTGTACACGTTTATTAGTTTCCGCTGCAGCATCACTAACAGATTCAATATCTTCATCCTCATCAACTTCGGGGGTATTATTCTCGATTGCCTCTAAGAACAAACCCAATTTATCTTGGTTACATGGTTTACGATGACTTTTCCACATTATCTTTTTTCTCCTAAAGTTATCTACATATGTATTTAGTACAAATAGATTAATTATCTCTTAAAAATATGGAACAGTTGATGGTGTAAATCCAGAAGTCCACCCTCGATCAGTCCCGACAGAAATTCTAAATTCATCCAACAAACCTTTAGTTGCATACAGCGATATATCAGCACCTATATAATTGTTATTCGCATGATATGATGTTGCGCGAAGTGCGGATGTGAATGGATCCCCTTTAACCACACCATCTCGTAATACATAAAAAACATCTGATGATCTCACAAGAGCAACATGATACCATGTGTTTACCACTAATGTATCTGATATATACGTTGTTACTATAGATCCTGCTGGTTGGTGAATAATAACCCATCTATTCCCTGTGAAATCATAATAAAATTGTAAGTTTCGTTGGTCGCCATTTAATACACTATTATAATGCGTTATTCCAAATATACCACATCTATTATTTGCGACATCAAACCTCACTCGCGTATCAATAACAAAATCACCATTCAATAAACTGGGAAATTGAGATGGGTACATTTGTACCTCTGAATAATTAGATGGCACTTTGATTGCTTTTCCAAACCCAACTGGAACATTGGTATCGGTTGTACTGACTGATCCGATAACAGTAAGAGATTTGGGACTAAATGAGGAATCAACAAGAGGCCAAACATCTCCATGTAATATCATGGCTGTGTACTCATCAATACCACCAGAAGCAACGGGAATACAAAATAAAGGCGCACCATTACGAGAAGGCATAAATTCTCCTAAGAAATATCTGCTTGTGCTAAACCAATAAGACACATGTTTGCGGTCTTGTTACAATCAATTACATATCTATCGATTTTTCCTGCACCTGTAGTCGGTTCAACATCCGTACCACCAGCAGTCAAAAATGCAGAACTGATAGTAAATGAGAATGATCCACCGGAGTCATTAACAATATACAGATCCCAACGCTTCATAGCATTTTCTGGCCATGTACTCATATCTGGAATTTGCAATTCTGTGTCCTCGGTTAATAGATGTGTATTAACGTTATAATTTAAATCTAATACCAACTCATTCGCAGAACTATTTAGTATTTTAGCAATATCAAATATAATGTCAGATGCTTCTAGTTTATCATCTAACGACGAATCAACATTCCCTAAATCTTCGGAAACAGCAGTGTTTAAAGTTTCTGCGCTGGTATATTGAGTATCCACATATCGATTAACTGGGGTTGAATCAGCAACCGAAATAAAACTACCATTCCCCTTTAAGTAAGCTGCCTGTGATGCATCAATCGAGACAACATCATCTGGATTCACACCACGTAATGCCCATTGTTTACCATTAGCTTGCCAAATGTATGTTCGTTTCTTTAGACCTTGATATTTTAATTTAACATTAGCCATATATTCTCCTAAGTAAAATAGTTCTCTCTGATATATTTAGAGAAAAACATCTATGATATAATAAAAAAAGAGGGAAGAATTCTTCCCTCTTTTCAAAAATTATTACTATCGTGTTGTGATTAGGTACGTGGACCTTGTGAATCCCAATCGGCAGCAACTTCCTCTTCCTTGGGACTACGCTCGTAACCACTGAACGGATCACCAGCAGGACTACCCACTGTGGAATCAGCAACGTCACCAGTGAAGAGAACATTAATGTAACGGTAATAATTCTCAGAACCGAACATGTTGCTAACGATGGCATAACGAGTCATGACACCAAGGTGAGTATGGAATGATTCTGGACCCTTAGCTTCGTCAAACATGACAGGAACATATGGGCTGTAGATGATACCAGCATCATTAGTGCTATTGCCCTTATATCCAACGACACAGTAGTTAGCAGCCGCAAAGATATCGCGATACACTTTGTAACGCCCAATGGTTCCGACATATGCATTGGGTGCAGCAGTACCAAGAGTATTCAACTTGCCATCTTGAGTCCAAATGGTAAACTCAGGAAGACTCTCAAGAACGGAACAAACACGGGGAGATGCAATGATGAAGTTACCAGCACCAATACGGTTAGCAACAGCAATCTCATTAGCAGCATTGTTGATGATTGTCATCAAAGTACGATACTTCTCGATCTGCCAACGACCATCAGCAGTACCAGTGTAGTTCCAAGTCATTGTACCACCCGCTTGAGCGCGATGCTTAATTGCGGCAAGAACTTCTTGGTCGATCTCAGCAGTGATCTCATAACTCATGACATCTGTCAACTCACGACGAATATCGATGTTATGCATGGCGTTAAGATCTTGCTGGACTTCGATTGGGAATCGAGCGCGAAGCTTACGAGTCCAAGCTCGAATTTCTTTACTGATAACGCTGATACCAATTTCTTGTGCAGCATAGGTTGTAGGACCACCATCACCTTGAATGCTATCAAAGAGCTTGCTATCGGCACCAACACGTTCACCAGCCCAACCAGTTACAGGACCACTCCAAGTGCTATCAGGTTGTGCTTTATCCATATCAGCATTGATATTAGCATAACGAGTAGCTGGGGCTTGGTAATTTGTTGCAGAAGGATCAGAGCTTACACCACCAATTTCAACACCACCAAATTGAGACAAACGATGGCGACGAAGGGCATAGGCGAGACCAACTGGACCACTCATAGGTTGAACAGCAACCAAATCATGGGCAATCAAACCTGGGAATACACGACGAACCATTGGGATAGTCAGCTTTTTCATTACGCTGATATCTGCAATTGAGGTTCCACCATCCTCTGTAAGATAAGAGTATTGGTTTTCCAAAACCAATGCGGTGTTAATCTTTGTGATAGAATCGGTGATTCCTTCAAGAAAACCTTCGCGATCCCAACGGGACACGATTTCTTGACGGGGATCAGCGATAAGTGAATCGAAATTCAAACCTTTTTTAGCCATTTCTTTTTCTCCGTTCCTTTCTGGAAAAGATTTAGTATTATTTCCTCTAAATCTATTTAGCATAACACTATAAAAAATCTTGAAATTTTATTACTTTTTTTCTATAAAAGCTCTTGACATTCCCAACAATTGATTAAAACTTTGTTCTTCACTTAAAACAACATTTTTCTTTTCTTCGTCTTTAATCATCTCATTAATATTACCTGTTTCAACATGTCGATGTTCTTCAGATAAAACTTTCGTTTTTACCGATAAAAACCGATCTTCAATTTGTTTTTCAGTAACACACTCAGAAAGCATTTCAATGACTTTTTTCTTTTGACCCGGAAGCATACCTTCTGTGAGTTGTGAAAGTTTGTTGTCTCGTTTTGCTTCAATTAATTTTGTTCGAAGCATTCTTTTTTCATTACGTTCTTTCTCAATAGCATTATCAAGGTCTTCGTTAATCAAATATCCAGCCTTTGCAAGCCCTGCTGTAAATCCTTTGAATGCTTCATTAAGACGATTGTTTTCTTCAATTGCACCCAAAGCTTCTTCAGAAATTTTGTTAGCTTTCTTTTCTGCCAACTCTTCTACAAGAATAGGAGCGGATGTTTTGAACTCTTCCATCAGCTTCTTATGTTTATTTTTGATATTTTTCACTTTGGACGCAGATTCCACTAAAACAGATCGACACGCTTTTTCAGCCTTACTCTTAACCTCATTGATTCGATCTTCAACTTGAAGAATCAAACCTTCACTCATCTTAGCAACAACTTTAGCGGTGGCACTTTCAACAATGAACTTGGTGTACTTCTTAACAAACTGTGCTTGCTTTTGTTGAACACGATCTTCCACAAGAGTATCAATAATCTTAGAAAGCTCTTTCTTTTGAGCACTCGTTAGAATATTATTTTCCATGACTGTACTTTCCTTGGTTTTCAGTTTCGACATTCTAGTCTCCCAAAACGGTCTTACACTTTTCGATAACAGATTCGTCTAAATACTTATTAATTGTGCCTAATGTTTGATCCTCATCTTCATCAATATCACTCTTGAGCATCTTGGATTTCTTAACAATAGCTTCTAATTGCTCTTGTAGTGTTTCCATAATATCTCCATCTCTTATATTTAGTTGTTTATCGCAAACTATTTAGGAAAAATTTAACAGCATTGAATACTTGTGTATCAGAATTTTTTTTCACTGCTGGTAGATTTTTTATTCTAGATTCGAAATGTTTATATGTTTCTTCGTTCAATTCATAAACTTTCCCATTAGCGTTATCAAGAATCCAATCTTTTGCTTCCATGACTGCATCAACATAACAATCCGGACCAGATGGAGAATGCACGACATCAATCGCTCTTAATGTAAACTGGTTTACAAGATTACAATCTTCGTTTTTCCATTGTGTCTGATCTGCTGCACCTAACCCACGTGTTGATGCACCACAACGTACACCACCTTGAATTAGTCCTTTCAGTATAGCACCACATGGAGTGTCGAGTACTTTAGCCTTACCAATCCAATTATCACCCGTACTATAAAGATGAACAATCTTACAACATACTTTGTCTAAATTGATTTTTGGGCTATCCGGATGACCAAGTTCAGATACAGCTAAATCTTTAGATACCATTGTATTAATAAATTCTTCCATTGCTGTATCTAACACTGTTTTGGGATATACACGCTTATTGTTATTTAAAACATCAGCTTGAGCAAATGGACCGGTTATATACATAGAACCAGATGTTTTATCTTCTTCTGTGATTAACTTTCCTGTTGAATGAAGATCATTGAAAAATTTACCTATGATAACATTTGACATATTAATTCCTCTCTATATAACTCTATATATTATTTATATGCAGAACTATAGAGACTTTATGATTTTATCGATTAATGGTAAAATCGTTTCGGAATTTTCAATGGGAGCGCCTTCGGTGTTTAGAATATGTTTCAACCCCATGAAGAAGTCTTTTGCACCCATATTCTCAACTAATTGAGACATAACATCCAAATCTTTAGGTGTTACCGATTCATCCAATGATTCGAGAAATTTGATTAGATCCATAGTTTATCCTCTTTTTTTAAGTGCCTTTTTTGTGGTCTCTGAATTAGGATTCAGTACTTGACCGAGTGTCTTACGCTTATTAGCTGTTTGTAGCTTACCTCTGGCCTTTGTTTTTAGGTTTGATACCATCGCTCCATTTTTACGTCTGATGCGCTCAGTAACACCCATACGTCTTTTATTGAGTGACCCTTGACTTCCTCGATCTACTCTCATTCCTTTTTGTCCAGCAGTCTTCTCTTTATTTAGTTTTCCATGTTTAAATTCGATTCGATTCATGATTCCCTCAAGAGCCAAAAAGTATTCATTAAGATTCCCCGTTGAGCGTAAAACACTAAAATCAATATCCTCTTCCACATCAACATCTTTTATCTCATTGATCTTTTCAAGATATTCCGAAGTAAGTGGTATTCCCTGTCCCAATGATTTTATAAACACTATAGCTTTACCCTCTTTATCAAATTCATATATCTTAGTTATTTCACCTTCTGTGTTTTTGGCGACCGGTATACCATCCTTTTTTTCTTTAACAATCTTAACAAAATCACCCTTTACAAGTTCATTCCCTTTATGATCTTTTAGAGATATATTGGATGATTCCACTTTATGTTGGATTTTTAAATTCTCTAGAGATGTCTTAAACTTTATATCAACATCATCAACATCGTATATGTGTACTAGTGTACCCACCACCGAATCAACTTTAAAAAGCTTACCAATATATTGGTGAAACCCTCTGGAAACCTCTTTTTTGAGTGGATCATATTTAACAATCGTGTTTTCGGAAAGATGATCATCGCGCACGGCACTCACCCATTCGGTATTGTCTGGGTTTGGTGTATTTTCCTTTTCGCCATCATCGGATGTCTTTTTATTATTATCAGCACCAACTAATTTAAATTGTGCCTGGGGCATAGGATGATACATGATATATAACATATCCACATAGTGATTTGAATCATCGGGATTAGAAACTGGATTTAACAATTTAATTGTTATTTTTTTCTTAGGTACACCCATTGAACTGTTTACAATCGCTGTAATTCTGCCCATTTTATAAACAACATCGATAGTTTTATCATGCCATTTAGTAATTTTAACAATATCTCCAACCTGAACAGCATTTCCAAAATTATCTTCTACACTATCTTTGTCTTGATCTTCATCAGGAACAAATTTTAAGAATCTAGCATATGATGCAGTAAACCAAAAAGCATCATCCATACTCTTCTTTACAGTGATCATTTTTTCAATCTGGTTGGTTTTGTCAAAATAAACAACATCACCATTATCCATTTTTTCTTCATAATTCACATTATATGTTACAACTAGAACAGAATTTAGTTTTAAATAAGAATCATTACTACCATTCAGCTTTTGTAATGTTCCAGATATCCCGTTAATTGTAACCTTTTCACCCGGTTCAACTTGTTTAATTGGAATGGATTTTGTTGTGTCCGTTTGGGTTTTCGATGAATCATCCTTTTCATCAGATACATTATCAGATTTATCTTTATCTTCCTTTTCATCCAATTCAGGATCATATAATCCATCATCAATACATTGTTGAAGTGTTTTGTAATTTCCTGTTTTGACTAACCCTTGATTAATTTTAGCATTTCCATAGACGTAGGCATTTCCAGAGACTTGGGCATTTCCATAGACTTGGGCATTTCCATAGACTTTGGCATTTCCATAGACTTCGACATTTTCATAGACTT